CAGAGACAACCAAACCGTCGACATCAGGGTGAATTCGTGGGGTTCGATTATTCAAGAATTGTCTAAATTTGACACTGGAGGTTCGCCTTATTATTACAAATTGAAATCTGCTTCAGGTGATCCCAATGAAACTCTGTGGGGTGATCATTTTTTCCTACGGGCAGTCCAGCAGGGATGGCCGGGAGCTGACGGCACCATGCGGATCACCAAAATAAATAGAGAACGATACGACGCGGAGGTGATTGAGCAGGGACAATCCGCAGCACCGAATTTGATGGAATTCGTGGACGGACAGATGCAGCAGGTGCCTATGCCAGACCAAAACGGAGTAGGAGCGGAAGATCTCTCTGCGGCACCGCCAGTAGCGCCCGTAGCGCCCGTAGCGCCCGTAGGGGCACCCAAGCCCCCACCTGCCGCTACTGCCCCCTCTGCCCCCGCTACTGCCCCCGGTAAGCCTGATGCGGCAGATGCGCTGGCGCTGATGAAGTGGGCGATGTCATCATCTTACGCCCTATGGGACGATCTCTGCAGTGAAAAGCTGGGCGAATACGAAAAAGACAATACCTTCTGGCTAAATTTACGTACCACAGCCGATACCCTCTACATCCATTGTACTCGTTCGGGTATTCGCGCCCCCGCTAAGGATGGTGCCGATAGCACTCCAGCACCCGCCGCTGCACCAGACGCTGAAGCCCTGGCTCAGGCGACGGCTGCGAAGTTGATTGCTGGCGACGATCAACCCGTGCAAGATGACTTGCCGTTCTAATGATTGAACAACATTATTCTGTGGCGCGTGTAGCCTCTATCCTGGGTCTAAAAGCGCAGACGTTGCGGGGCTGGATCCGTGCTGGAAAAGTCAGTGCGGTGCGGGTCGTCGGGAAAACACTCAGGATCCCGCACTCAGAGATTGAGCGGCTGATAGCTGACGGGAAAATTGAGATTGGTGCAAAGGCTGACGATCAAGGGTGACTGGCCGTCAAGCAATCAAACCATTGCTGCCGCTAAACAACACTGGGCGAAGTATGCCGCTGAAAAAAAGAGGTGGACAGATCTGGTGTGGGCTGAAGCCAAAGCGGCCAGGCTCAAGCCGATGACGCCGCCGATACGATTGCACTTTACCTGGTATATGCCGTCGCTGAAAAGAGATCCCGACAACCTTCGCGGCATAACCGCCAAATACATTATCGACGGCCTAGTCAAAGCCAGCGTCATCCCCGATGACGGCCCCAGACAGATCAGCGGATTCCGTGATGACTTCGTTCTAGATCGGAAAAATCCGCGCATTGAAATAACCTTGGAGGAGGAAAAACAAACATGAGCTATGTCTATTTACGCGCCCCTGGCGACATTTATAAAACTGGATTTTTTCAGCCAAATGGGATATGGGTGAATGAGCTCGATTGCAAAACAGCAGAAGAAGCAGCAAGCCGTGTGTCCTGGCTCAACGGAGGAGAGTCCCCGCATAAACCACGCTATAACGATGCCCCAGCCACGTACAGTGGTGCTGCTAAGGAGAAATTTCCCATTTGCGAGGTGGATGGATGCCGTAACAAAGCAAAATCCGTTGAGGGGCGTTGCCGGAAACACACAAATTGGGATGCCAGCGACATTGCTAAAGAGCTGGCGCAGCAATGGCTCGACCACCCGCATGTGATGGCCGGCGATGATTGCACTCTGCAGTGGCAAAAGTTGTTCGATGACCTGCATCGCCTCGACAAATTATCGTATGAGGACATCCGCAGTATTAGCGATCACGCACTTCAAGAGTGGGTACCGCAAAACTTCATGCTCACGCCAATGAAGCTGCGGCAACCCTCAAAAACCTACCCAGACCTAAAAACCTGGAATCTTATCCTACAGCAGAGCAAAAATGGATCTATTCAACGCAATTCCGCCAAGCAAACCCGCGCCGCAGAAGCCTTCAAAAACATCGACTTCTCGTGAGCGCCTAAGCGGCGACGCCTTCACCGCCGGGATGAAAATCCTCGCCGTCGAATACAACCGGGAGCCGGACCAGGATCTGATGCGTACCTGGTGGCGGCAGATGAAACATCTCACCGACGATGAGTTTGTTAAAGCCATCGACGCCTACATGCTGGGACCATCAGCATTCCACCCGCATCCAGGCCAAATAATTACCTTAGCAGATGATGCCATCTTCGATACGAGGCAAGAGCTGCGCGATGAGGCAAGACGGCAGGAGTCTACAGCGCAGCAGGACTCAGTAGCACACGGCTGGGCAGAGCGAGTGCGCGCAGAACAGGACATGGCTGGACAAATCAGCACCCATTTAGTAAAAAATCTGGAGTTGTCGAGAAAAGACTCTGCGGATCAGCGTCTGATTGCAGCTACGATCAAGCATATCATGCGCTGTTCCTGCGGGGAGAAATTGGCCGATCAGCATGGACTCTGCAAAACAGCACAAGGGTTGGCAGGACCGGGGCGTAGCGGACAGCTCGAAGAGGCGCTGGACGCGGCACAGCACATCCGCGCCGGGATAGAATGAGCGGGAGCGGCGGCGGGGCTACGAGAGTGGACGGAGAGTCCGTCCAGGAAAACTCCACGGGGAGTGTAGCCTCCAGCGACTGGCGAGTCGAAGCCGCTCCCGTCTCAATCCGTCTGGAGCCGCACGAATTCCTGCTCTCAGCGTTGATTGGAGCGCAGAACCAACTAGCGAGATACACCACGCAGCTAAACCATCACGCTAGTATCGATGTGACCCATGAGACGGAAGGGTACCAGCACTCTGCGCGAAGTGAGCTGGCGATGTCGAAGTGGCTGGACAGTTACTACGACGGGCATGTAACAGACAAGAGCGCGAAGGACGTTGCCGGGGCGTATCAGTTACGCTCGACAGCCCTGCCCCAGGGGCGTCTAATCCTGCGCGATATCGATTCCTCTACCGATCCATTCGTGCTAGCGATCATCGACGGATTAGAGGTGCGACTGATGGGGTGGATATGGGGCGAGTCCGCTAAGACTGAAAAATACCGACACGATTATCGGAATTGTGTGCTCTACTGGGTACCGCAGCAAGATCTGGAGCCAATGTCCTGTTTACCATCACCGGAGGAGGTGCTACATGCGTGAAGATTCTAACCTAGAAACCTTTGCAACGTCGTACGAACAACTCGATGAACACCCCGATGACGCAGAACAGCATACGGAATTTGTAGAGAATGAAACTCAGGCGGAAGACCACCTCAAGGCGCTGGCATATCACCGCGATAAAATGATCGATATCGAGACACATACCATATTGGAGATCTCAAAAATTGAGGAGTGGCAGGAGCGGGAGATGGATAAAATTCGCCGCAAATCGACTTACCACGAGCGCTCATTGGAGAGCTTCATTGCCCGTATCAAGGCAAAGAGCGTCAACCTGGTAAACGGCAAGATCAAGAAAATAACTGGGCGACTGCGGGTTGAAGTAGAAGACGCGGACCAGGTTCCTGCCGAATATCAGGTCCAGCAGCTCAATATAACGGTAAACAAGAAATCAATCCTCAAGGCGCATACAGAAACCGGCGAGTGCATCCCTGGGACTGCGGTAGTGCGTGGTGACGATAGCTACAAAATCACCACCACCGCATTGGGGCATCCCGTCCGCGAGTTGGGGGAGCATGAAGTTATTGGCTGAAGAAGACCGGAAGATTATAGCTAAGCTAAAGAAGCAGGCGCAATCGAACCTTAATACCTATTCCCCCGGTTCTGTGTGGGTGCAAGTTAATGCGGTGCCTCTAAAGCGAGTATGCGAAATAGCTGAAGATGGGCAGGAGGGAATATAATACCTAGTGACCTATTCTAGATTATTTGGCCTGTTTTTCTCTTCAAGCGTCACCAACTTATGAGCAGAGGACGTAGTAGCTCAATGGATAATAATTCGCCCAACGGGTACCGGCGTCTAGCATTGGCAGTGATACGTGACGCCCTGCATCAGTGGAACAAGCGCGGTGCGCTGGAGGCGAAGGAGTTCCTGGAGGGCGATATGTTCCCGTTCCTTGAAGCTGCTGATCTGGAGCTTGACGATGTCCGGCTGCGTCGGACCTTACGCAAGAGCGGCTTGGTGCCGTTGTCAGATCCGGAAAATACCTAGTGACCTGTTCTAGTTTATTTGGCCTGTTTTCCCCTTTAGGCGTCACCAACTGAGGTGGAGGTAGGATGAAGATCCACTGGGTTAGCACGGCCAACGACCTCAGAACCTGTTGTGGCCGCAGTATCTACGAGCGTGGCATCAGGGTTTTTCATGGGGCTCCCAAGCGCAAGCGGCCGTGGGAATGCCCGACGTGCAAAGAAAAGGTCAGGAGTGAACCGTTAAAAAAGGAGCAGCATAATGCCAGGGCAAAAAAAATTCACCCCGAGGGAAATCGAGCGCGTGATGCGGATGTACAAGACAAAAGATGAAGCGGCGGCGGCGCTGGGCGTCAGCACCCCCACACTGCGACGGAGGGTTGAAGAGCATCGCCGTAGACTAGCCTCGCAGCAGAAAATCTACAGCAGCGCACAAGCGGCAGAGATTCTAGGAGTCGAGATAAAAACCATCTATCGGTATCTTCGCTCTGGCGATTTTCCCAACGCACAAAAAGAGAAGACATGGAAAATCCCTGAAACCGATCTGCTGTCCATGCCAAATGCACCGACAATCGCGGCAGTGATAGAACTTTTGGAGGAAGAAATACCAGTAGTGACGTTAGGCGGGTGACGATCCGCTCTTCCC